ACCTACATTTTATGTACACTATACAAGCATTATATCACATTTTTTGTATTATTAAAAAAATGATGTTCATTAATTGGGTTTTCAAGGGGTTTAGGGATAATGTGATAATATGGGGGTACATTTTTTGGAGGTAGTTTTTGTTGGGGGTTTTGGTGTTGAGGTGGGAATTTTGGCTGTGAAAAAAAAGTGTGTCTACTAGGGGCTATTTTCACCGAAAGGGGGTCTATTTTAGCCATTCTCAGCCATTTTTAAGGCATTTTAATTACTATTTACACCTATAATATGCCTATAATACTACATTTTCTTAGAAATCCCTACAAGTATTGAAAAATAGCCAATCCTTATATCTGTATATTGATATAATAATACATTATATATACTAATTGTTAGTAATTAATATAATGTTTTGTCGCAAAACAAGAATTTTGTTCCTAAAACCGAGTATTTTCAAGCATTTTTAAGTAAATAAGAGTATTATTGGTGTCTTAGTATTCTGATTACATGAAATGCTTTTAAATCTCTCTCATATCGCTGTAACCCCCTATTTTTAGGTATATGTAGCCCTTATATAACACGAATTTTTCCTCACCTCAATTACTCTCCAATCAACCATCAATTCGTTAAAACCTGACATATGTCCTACTATGTCGAACACTTGTTCCCTTCACTTGTGTTTCGCTATTTAAACAACACACACCATACCTACCCCCCCTACCCCGTACTATATACCATATCTTGTGTGTATCGTTCGTGTTCTACACTATATGTTGTATTCGTTGCACTTCATCAATTCCACTTATCATTCCACTATATCCCTTGATACTACTACCACATACTATATAATCACTATATCTAGTACCTTAATTAGTATCTTATTAATCACGAACATTATCATTGCTATCATTGCTATTGTTCGTATCATTCTTATTTATCCTATCTAGTTCAAGACTAACATCATTGGTAAAAGGACTATTCTCAATGATTGTTTCTTTAGATATTGAATTCATTTCCCATTGAGTTTTCATATTATCCATAAGAGATTTAGTATCACTAGGTAAGTCATAATTAAACACAACATCAACACTAGCATTATCAATACCCATATACTGCATTATATATTCGTGTCTTTTGCTGAAACCATCTCTTAAAATATGCTCGGTTTTCCTTGCCTTATTTATTGCCAAACGGAATAATAGTTCCAATGATACTTCACTTACATTACTCACGTTTGATTGTCCTATAATGCTACTGGGAACACCTGCAATAGTCCAAAGTTGATTTAATAATTGGTCTAGTAATAACTTAATTGCCTGACTATCTACATAGGAACTAGAATAGTCCGCTGTTGCTCCGTCCTCTAGGTTCAGTATCTGCCCTATCATTCCCGAATCAATAGAACTTTCAACCTTTTGACCCGATACAACAAACAATGGATTCATTGAAAGCGTATAAACCGAATCATCTAACTTTGACAAAAGCACTTCTATTTCGTCCAGTATAGGTTTTAAGTCCTCTAATATACTTCTACCAAACCAATTATAATTCCCGTTGTCACCTAAACTATAATGAATCGGTAGTCCACTTGTGTTTTTATATTCCTCTTTTTTCGTCAACACTCCACCCTCATTATCCCATTTTTCCACTGTTTCTGGGGTATATATTATATAGTATTCACTTGATGTCAAAATATCCGTCCAATGCTCCACGAATGATATGTATTCACCTTGTGTGTCATATACTGGGTATGCGTCCGCACTATCGATTAATTTTGATTTTATTTGATTATTTTCTTTATAAACGTACTCAAACGCATCACCATATTTATAAAGCGATTCAATCAATTCATAATTTAATTTATTATACCCCGAACCTTTGTATATTTCATTCATTGCCTTTATAAGTTCAGGATTGTTGCCACTAATGGAAATGGGTTTCCCCAGTAATAAAGAACTATGAAATTCAATCACCGTTTTAAGTGTGTTTAAAACTATCTTACTTGTTGTTAATGTTTCGCCTTTAAATTCGAAGTTTTTTCTATTCAATACTTTATGTACTCCATTTAAATATTGTTTATTATTCAGTACATTTGCTATCCTCGAAATGTGTTCGGTTTCGTCCACTACTTCTTCAAACCATAAATCTTGCATATTTTATTCCTCCTCTTTTAATATCTTTTTTAGTTTATTTTTAATCTCTTTTACGTCCTCATTTATTTTGTCAATTTTACTTAATTTATTAGCGATATTTTCCATTTGATTTGCCCCTCCTCCTATTTTTTTAAAATCTAAAGAACAGATTTTGTTTTTTAAAATCTAAAATGTTTTAATAATTCCGTTGTATTCCTTTTCCTTTGATTTAGATTTAACCTTTTTCTTTTTGCCACTTTTAGTTCTTAATTTTCTACCTTTTCGGATTTTTAAAGTTTTTTGATTTTCTTTGAACGTTTTAAAATATCTTTGTATCATCTTTTCTATATGTATTTTTATCACCCTTTTTATTATTATTTTCGTAATTCTGAGAGATTTTTAAGCGATTTTTATTCTTAGGTAAGCAACACCATTACTAATATATTGATTATCGTTTAAATGTTTCTATAAATCGTATAACCCCCTATTTAGCCATCAAAAAAACAGGGTGTCAAACCCTATTTATACCAAACATTCGATTTTATTCCTTGAAGTGCCATTGCAAACGCCATGACCCTATCATCATGATTGGTTTTCCCTTGTGCCTCAATTTTTCCATTGTCTTTGGCGATAAATAACTTCATCTCACCTAAAAGGTCTTTACTGTGTATATATATTTGATTGGTTTCCCATAATTCCACGAAATCGGCAATCATCATACTTTTAGTTTTACCATTGGTCACCCAGCCGACTTTCTTTTTGGCACGTCCTCGGCTGTCATATTCTTTGTGCTTGTGCATATTCTTATATTTATATTCATGGCGTAATTTATCGATTACGGTGTGACCCGCTGACGCTTTCTCAATGACGAGATAAGCGTAATTAAAATATATCGCTAGTTCATGTATCACACCAGCGAACTCATAAGGTTTAATTTTATTGGTTGCAAATTCGGCAACTTGACGCCCGTCCTCATCTAGAATCTCAATTACTGAAGAATCTCGTCCAATTCCTTCGGATACGTCAACACCAAAGTAATATCTAGTGCCTTTTTTGGGTTCTTCCCACATTAAAAAATCCCGTCCATAAAAACGAGAAATTGTATTCGGCAATAATTTGGGTTTTGGTAATGTTTTGCGATTTAATACCGATTTTATTTGTTTATGTATTAATGCGGGGTCAAATATGTTTGAACCAGTTGAGACAAACGCCTCTATCGGATTTGTTGGAAATTCCTGTGCAAATTGCTCGGGTGAACTATTAGAAATCTTTAATCTCCGCCAAACAATTTGTTTTATACTTGCCCCCGAATCGTGCAACTGTTTTTCCGTTTCCGATAATTCCTCAACTGTTGGCAATTTACCGTTATTTTTTATATATCTTTGGGAAAACATTTCGTATTCGTCCTTAAACATTAACTTATCGTCAACCCAACTAAAGAAATAATCTTTATACATATTTTGTTGTTTTTGGGCATTGCCGTATAATTCCGAAAAGTAGTTCATACCATTTGCGGTACTTTCTAGAATGATTTTTCCATTTGGCATTAGTGCTTGTTCTATGGATAATAATTGTTTTTCTATGGTTTCTTTACAGAAAGCCACCTCGGAAACATGAACAAATTTTAATGTCAAACCCCTTGCAACGTCTTTATTTCCGATACTTGAAATTATTATCCTTGAATTGTTGATGAATTTTAGTTCACGCCTATTATTATTAATTAATTTGGGTTTTATTGCTGGTGGCATATCGTAGAACATTTGCTTTAATTTTTCAAATATGCCGTTTGCACTATCCATAGAATATGAAACCAATAAACACGTTGTATTAGGTTTAGTAACCGCATAATATAGGGATAAGGCAAGTGATAGACTTGTGATACCTAATTGTCGACTCTTGAGGCAAATTGAATATTTGTCCTCAACTATTCCATCTATAAGTTCTTTTTGCTGCGGATTTAGTTTAAAAGGAACTAATTTCCCTTTTTTATCAACTATCTTAATAAAAGATTCAATAAACAATTCGGGGTTTTCTAGTATCTTTTTAAGTTTCTTTTCGTTGTCCGTCATATCTTACACCCCCTTTAATCATCATCAATATCAATTCCCGATAATAGTTGTTCAATTTGTGATTGTTTTTCATTGAACAGTTGTTCGCTAAAATCAATTAAAAATTTTGCCGATTGAACATCTCCGTTTTTACTTTGTTCATAAAATTTATTGTATATTTCAATCATTTTTTTATTATGTAAAACCTCCAATAAGAACTTAACGCCTCGTTGGAAATCGTCATCAATTTCCCAGTTCAATGCCATTTGTTTATCTGTACTTTTTGGAAACATTTTATAATTTTTTGCTAGTTCCTCAACGTCCTTAAATTCTTTATTAAAATACTCGGGATAGTATTTCCATAAAATATATATTACTTTGTATTCGCTCGATACAATTTCTTGTAATCTCGATTTAATTCCTTTTGCCATTTATAAATCAACTCCCATTTGTTGTAATTTTCGTATAGTATTTATGTAATTATTCCAACCCTCAGTTGTTTTGAAATCATCTCGGGTAAGTCTCGGTAATTCATCATTATTATTAAAATATTCCATAAAATCCATTGAATCGTAAATTGTGCCTTTATTGAAATTAGGTTTTAAATCATCAAATAAATTGTCCGTATCATCAAATAAATCATCTTTATGTTTATTGTTGTTTTTTGGTTCTTTTTCTTCTATATTTTTCATATCTTTTTTAATTCCTCCGTTTGCTGGTGGTTTATTTACTGGTTCTTTTTTTACTGGTTTAGTATTATTATTTGGTTTAGTTTCCTGTAATGCCCCCGAACTTGCTGAAGGCTCTTGTTGTTTTTTTGGTTTTGATTTTTTAGTTTTATCATCTTTTTTAATTTCTTTTACTGGTTCATCATTAGATAAAACCTTGAATAATAAATCAGTTGTTCGGTATCTATTCGCTCTATTTTTATAATTACTTCCAGTTTCCCAATCAATAAGACCTTTTTGTTTTAGTTTTTTCATTGTATTTTTAACGTGCATAGATGAACATTTTAAAATTTTAGCCCAGCCATTATATGAATAATGGCAAGGTTGATTATTTCTTTCAAAAGAAAATATTGTATTTATTATTCTTTCTTCGTAAAGATTTAAATTCTCAATATTGGAAACCGAATCGTAAGATTTTACAAAAGTATCTTTATCTAGTTGTTCTTTATATTTTTCTTTCATTTTAGTTTTGAACTCCTTTTATTATTTTCAATTAAAAAATCACCATGAAAGGCGGAATATTTTTAAAGTACACTATATATATTTCTTCGTTTTAAAGGCGAGGCGATAGCCTCGTAAAAGCAAACCTTTAGGTTTGCGTATATTATAGTCTTATAATAGTATTATTATAGTCTTATAGGGTAAACCTCATTTACTACCCCCTGTAAACGTCATTTACTACCCTAGTAAACCTCATTTACTAGTAAACTATATTTACTACCTTATTTGTCCTTTTTTGTATTCATTTAATACCTCTTGAAAATCATTAATAAATTTTTCGTCCTCTAAAAAAACAAAAACTATTAAGTCATTATCTTTTTTATTGGGCATTGTTTTTATGACTATATTTCCACGCCTCATTAATTGCCTTGCTATTGGAATATTAAAAACTAATCTAGTTTTCATTTTGAATTAATCTCCTTTTTTTTTGCACTTATTTGTTTTATTGGATTATTCTATTTAAATAAAGAGTAGGTTTTTTCCGTTATTCTATATATATTTGATTTACCTAAATTTCCTTTTTGCCAATCAATATAACCCTTTTCTTTTAATTTTTTTATTATAGTCTTAGCATATCTAGACGAACAAGATAATATTGTTGCCCATTCATTATAGGTATAATTACATATTTGTCCTCTTTCTGTGAATGTCGTTATATAATTTAATACCATTGTTTCTCTTAAATTTATTCCTTTTATATTTTCTATAGTTTCATAACTTTTGATATAATCCTCAGTTTCTCTAAAATATTTTAAATATTTTTCTTTCATTTTGTTTACTCCTTTTTGTTTTCTATTTTTTAATAATATGAATATCTAACTTTATCTTTATAAGTATAAACCCCACTAAATATTCTCTTGTGATTAACGTTCCGATACCCATTTTGAACCTTAAAGGATAAAAATTCTTGTAGTTCTAAACCCTCAAAATCCTTAATTAATGGTATGCCCATTTCATTTTCTATGGACTTTATAGGTAAGTTAGTTTCTAGGCGACCTTTGCCATTAATATATATCTTTTCTTTCGTCTTTAATCTCTCAGATTTATATAAGTACCAGTTTTCGGATGTATTTTGTGCAACTCTAATCAACTTTTCACCGTTTACTTTGTGTGCCCAATCTATCCATATATTTTGGAATCTTTTTACGTCCGAATAATATCCCTTATATGCGGAATCTATTAATAATAATGTACGGATTTCATCGTCCGTAAAATCGTTAAAATTAAAATCGTATAAGTATAATAATAATATTGCGGTTGAGAACGGATATTTTTTATAGTATGGTTCGGCTCTATGTGTCAAATTAATTGCCTGTTTATTTCGGTTTATCGGGAAATGATTTCCAAAACATTT